TTCATTAGATATAAGATGGCGTGGTAGATATAACGAAGATACTGATTTATGTCTCCAAGCATTATCTTTGGGATATTGCACCGTAAACTTTAATGCATTTTTAATTGAAAAAATGCACACAATGACCATGAAAGGAGGGAATACTGACCAACTTTATAAAGGTGATGGTCGATTAACAATGTCTAGAAGCCTCGAAAAGATGTGGCCAAAAGTTGTAGAAACTACTAGAAAGTTTCAAAGACCACAACATCATATAAAAAATAATTGGCAGAAATGTGATACACAATTAATAAGAAGAAAAGATATAGATTGGGATAATTTACAAAAAACAGATAATTATGGATTACGATTAGTTCAATTAAGTCAACCAAAAAGCGGTTCGAAAGAGTTAAAAAAATTATTTGATAATTAAATGTCAAAGAGATCAACAAAAAAAGAAGTTGAATGGCGAGTAAGAAAAGTTGCTGCTTTAAAAGCTAGAAATACTACACGTTCTGAAATTGTCGCTTATGGGGTAAGAGAATGGGGGGTAGGACATAGAGCAGTTGATAAGTATATAAAGGCTGCAAACGAAGTGCTGACAACAGATTGGGATATTGATAGGAGACAAATGACTGCTGATGTTTTGTCGCAACTTAGTACATTAGCTCAAGATGCTCGTAGAAATGGTCAACCTCATGTAGCTTTAGGGTGTATAAACACAATGGCAAAGATAGCTGATTTAGTATGAGTATTCTTGATTCACAACAAGGAAGCATTCTCGAACAGTCAATTGGTTCTAGTATTAGTTGTGATGAAATATTAGTTAAAATCAAATCTGACTTACATCCGGGGCAGCTTGCTTTTGTAGAAGATCAAGAAACACAAATCATTGGATTGTCTGCTGGTTATGGTGCTGGCAAAACTAGAAGTCTTTGTGCTAAAGCTGTACAGTTAGCTATCAGTAATCAAGGATTTACAGGTGCAGTTATGGAACCTACTGCACCGCTTATCCGTGACATATGGCAAAACGACTTTGAAACTTTTTTAGAAGATTATGGGATTCCATACACACAGAGACAGTCTCCACTTCCTGAATATATTTTGCATCTTCCTGAAGGTGACTCACGAATCTTATGTAGAAGTTTTGAGAACTGGTCTAGAATTATTGGATTAAACCTTGCTTGGGTATTAGCAGACGAGATTGATACTGTTGCTCCATCTATTGCTGATAGAGCTTTTCCAAGAATACTTGCAAGATTACGTTCTGGAAACCAAAGACAGTTTGGTGTCGCATCAACTCCTGAAGGATTTAGATGGATGTGGAATACATTTGGAAGTAATGAAGCACAAAAGAAAACAGATCGTAAATTAATTAAAATGCGAACATATGACAACCCACACTTGCCACAAGACTTTATTACAAGATTAGAAGAGAATTATGAAAAAGGTTTATTGCAAGCATATTTAAACGGAGAGTTCTGTAATATAACAACAGGACAGGTTTATGATCGCTTCAACCGCACTGTCCACGTCACTGATACGTTGCCAGATATAACAGACGAACCTTTAAGAATTGGAATTGATTTTAATATTGGAAATATGAATGCAGTTATTGGTATTGCTATTGGTGACAAATTACTCGTGGTTGATGAAATAAAAGAATCTCATGACACCGACTCAATGGCTCAAGAAATTAAAAGACGCTATCCGCAACAAAAAATCTATGTCTATCCTGATGCGTCAGGAGGAAACAGAAGCACAAACGCTTCGAAAACCGACATCCAAATACTAGAAAGCTATGGTTTTGTTAATCAATCAGCATTATCTAATCCCCCTGTAAGAGATAGAGTTAACTCAGTACAAAGATTATTAGAAAATGGGAAAGGTCAAATAAGACTACAAATTCATTCAAGTGCTATAAAAGTAATTGAGTGTCTTGAACTTCAAAGTTATACTGAAAAGGGAGATCCAGATAAAGATGCTGGTTACGATCATATGAATGATGCTCTTGGTTACATTACTTGGCGTTTATTCAATCCGTTACATATGGGTGCTGGTCGCAAAACAGGTATTAGGCTTTATTAAGATTATTTATTACACTTAAGTAAACATTGGAGCAAAATGTACTCAGGTTATAATTATTACGACAGAGAAACATCCTCTCAAGGTAAAGAAATAAATGACCCTAATGCTACATGGTTTCAACAAGAACCACATTGGATGTTGATAGAAGATTTGCTTGGCGGTACATATCAGATGAGAAAAAGACATAGAAGATATTTACCACAAGAACCAAGAGAATTAGATGAATCATATGACAACAGACTTGCAAGGTCTGTTTGTCCACCTTTTTATTTACGATTGGAAAGAATGTTAGCTGGAATGTTAACTCGTAAACCTGTCAGATTAAATGAAACTGCAGATTCAATAAGAGAACATTTGTTTGACGTAGATTTACAGGGTAATGATCTTAATGTTTGGACTTATGAGACTACTCGTAAAATGGTTCGATATGGTCATGTTGGTGTATTGGTTGATGCTCCAACAACAGGACAAAATGGCAGACCATATTGGGTTACATATACACCAAGAGATATTTTAGGATATAGAACTGAGATTGTAGAAGGAGAAGTTAAACTTACACAATTACGTTTACAAGAAAAAGTATCTGTTCCAGATGGTTTATATGGTGAGAAAATAATAGATCAAGTAAGGTTATTAACCAGAGGTGGTTTTGAAATACATCAAAAAGGCAAAAATAATAAATTTATAAAAGTAGATGAAGGAAGTATGAGCTTACAAGAAATACCATTCTCTGTAGCATATGCAAACAGACTTAATTTGCTTGAATCAAGACCACCGATGGCTGATATTGCAGAATTAAATTTAAAGGCATATCAAATACAATCTGATCTTGATAATCAGTTACATATATCTGCTGTGCCTATGTTGGCATTTTATGGGTTTCCGCAAAGTTCAGAAGAAGTAACTGCTGGACCCGGAGAAGCTATTGCTTTTCCTTCTGATGGAAGGGCAGAATATATTGAGCCTGCTGGTAGAAGTTATGATGCACAATTTAAAAGACTTGATGTTTTGTCTGGTCAAATAAATGAGTTAGGTCTTGCTGCTGTATTAGGTCAAAAGTTATCAGCAGAAACAGCAGAAGCTAAACGAATAGACAGATCACAAGGTGATTCAACAATGATGGTTGTAGCACAACAAATGCAAGATATGATTGATAACTGCTTACAATTTCATGGACAATATTTAAATGCTGAATCTGGTAGTTGTTTTGTTAATAGAGACTTCTTATCACAAAGATTAGAGCCACAAGAAATACAGGCATTGTTGCAGCTTTATACCTCTGGTTCAATTACACAACAAACATTATTAAAACAATTACACGAGGGTGAAGTTTTAGGAGATGAATTTGATGTCGAAGAGGAAATTGAATCTACACAAAGTGGTGGAATGATAGAAATGGCACAACCAGAGAAAGAGGAACCTGAAGAAGAACCTGAAGAAGAAAATGACGAGTAATTTATGTCTATCCCTGAAAGTTTTTATAGAGAAGCTATTGACCTAAATAGGTATAGCAATAGAATCTCTCGTGAAATAGTAACCAATTACAATAATGTAATTTTAGATTTAACAAATAAGTTGGCTGTTATTGATGAGGTTAAATCACCAGCAACCGTTGCTCGTATTAGAGCAATGTTGGCACAATTTAAAGAAAGTTTAGAAGGTTGGTCTGTAGAAGGAACTACATATATGGCAGATCAGTTACAAAGTCTGGCTATATTTCAAACTGAATTTGTTGCAAATGAACTACAAAAAGTTCTACCTGTTGGTGCTGCTAATGTTAATACAGTAAAAGTCTCTGGCGATTTTGCAAGAAGTTTAGTTTATACAGACCCTACAAGAATTAATGTTTTTACATTGCCAACACTTGAATCACAAGTTCGAAGAACATTTAGTTTAACTGCTGCAAAAGGCGCTGCTATTACATTACCTAGTGGAGAAGTTATATCAAAAGCTTTTCGTGGTATAGCAATATCTCAAGGAGAACTTATAAGAAGAGAAGTTGATGTAGGAATGACAGAAGGAGAATCAATTGCAAAAATAGCAAGACGTCTTAGAGGTAGATTAAGATTTGGAGCTAATCAAGAAATGACAGCAAGGGCACAAGCTCTTGCTGGTGGTACTGGTATGCGTTTATCAAATAATCAAGTTAGAACTATTGTAAGAACTTCAGTTAATCAAGTTCAGACAATAGCTAGTCAGGCTGTTTATTCAGCTAATCAAGATGTAACTAAAAAATATGAATATGTGGCAACATTGGATTCTAGAACAACAGCTTTATGTGGAAGTCTTGATGGACGTAAATTTAAATATGGTGAAGGTCCAGAGCCACCACAACATTTTAATTGCAGATCAACTACTGTTCCGATTATTGATGATGAAGATTTAAGAAGAAGATTTCCAAACACAAGACCCAGTGCTGTTGGTAGAGTTCCGCAAGATGAAAGTTATCCTAATTGGTTAAAAAAGAATCCTGATATGCAAAGTAAAGCACTTGGAAATAAAAAAACATTTTTTAACTACCTGATAAATACAAAAAATAAAAGTCCAAGAGATGCTCTGCGTCAGATATTAAGAGATGATGGCACAGAATTATCTTTAACAGATTTAATAAAAAAATATCCAAAAGCAATTTAAAAGTTATACTATTGTTAGTTGCTTAAATTATCATGCCAATGGGAAAAGGAACTTATGGTTCTAAAATGGGTAGACCACCCAAGAAAAAGAAAAAAGTAAAAAAAGGTGGTAAAAAATAATGGCAAAATCATTAGCAGAAAGATTGTCTGAAGCAAAACAGTCTGCACAAACAACAAAACCAACGAAAAATGCCAAAAAAGAAAAAGAAGAAAAGTAAAATACCAGAAAATTATCTGAGAGGGTCAAAAAATAGAACAAAAAAAGCTGCTGAAATTAGAAGAACAGCAGAAGCATACAGAAAGGGTGAATACATAGACATTAAAGCTGTACAAAAATCACGAGTTAATCAAGATGTCACAAAAAAAAAGAAGAAGCCCACTAAACGAAAAAACAAAAAAAACACTTAGAGAAAAAGCTAAAGACACAAAATTTACCTATGGTGAATTAGCACAAGTGTACAGAAAAGGACAAGGTGCTTATTTATCTAGTGGTAGTCGTAATGTTCCAATGGCTGCTTGGTCAATGGCTCGTGTTAATAGTTATATGAGAGGTGGCCCAGCACGCAAAGTTGATAAAGATATTTATGATAAAACTAGGAAAAGACAAAAATGACAGTTAAACGTGGGAAAGAATCCTTTTCTGGTTTTAATAAACCGAAAAGAACTCCAAGTCATCCAACAAAATCCCATGCAGTTTTAGCAAAAGAGGGTGATAAAGTAAAATTAATTAGGTTTGGACAGCAAGGTGTATCTGGTGCTGGTAAAAATCCACAAACAGATAAAGGTAAAGCAAGACGTAAATCTTTTCTTGCTCGTCATGCAAAAAATATTGCAAGAGGAAAAATGTCTGGGGCTTTTTGGGCAGCAAAGGTCAAATGGTGATATAAATAATATAATACGTTTAGTTTACGACTAATTTATGTCTGAAGAAAATGAAACTGTGGTTACGCCACAAGAAAACAATCAAGAACTGGAACAACTAAAAGATTCAGTTAAAAAACTTGAAGCAAAAAATTATGAACTTATTGGTAAATTAAAAAATCAGAAACCAACAACTGAAAAATCTGTTCCAGAGGACTACGAGGCTTTATTAGCTTTTAAACAAAAAAAAGAACAAGAAGATTTAGAAAAAGAAGGTAAATACGAAGAATCAAAGACTCTTCTTGAACAACAATATAGAGATAAGTCAGCAGAGGATAAAGATAAGATACAAAAGCTCGAAGCAAGAAATAGAGAGCTTGAACTTATTGCACCAGCAATACAAGCTTTATCTGAAATAACACATGATCCTGAATTAGTTTTAAATAATTTAGTTCCAAAGGATCAAATACAAATAAAAGATGGGCAACCTATTGTTGTTGATGGATATGAACAACTTCCTGTTGCTGAATATGTAAAAACAAAACTAGCAAAAGAAAAGCCTTATTTATTAAAAAATAA